CCCGAAACGGAACGCAAACAGAAACTGCTTGGCGACTGGGACACCTTCACCGGCCAGTATTTCACCGAATTCCGCCGTGACCTGCATGTTGTCACCCCATTCTCCATCCCACCCGAATGGCCCCGCTATCGAGGAATCGACTTCGGAACCGCCAATCCGTACTGCTGCCTATGGGGAGCATGGGACCCCAGCACCGGCATCTGCTACGTCTACCGCGAGGACTACTGCCGCAACCTGACCGCCGCCCAACAAGCCCAACGAATCAAAGAACTGTCCAAAGTCGAAGACCGCCCCGAATCGATCACCACCTCAGCCATCGACCCATCCACCTTCAGCAACGTGTCCGGCCTCGGCACCACCGTCGCCTCCGTCTACAACAACCTGGGGGTGCCAGTCGTCCGAGCCAAAAACGCCCGTATCTCCGGCTGGCAGAACGTCCGACGCTACCTCCAACCAAGTGAGGTCACCGGAGAGCCGAAAATAAAAATTTTCGCTAACTGCGAGCACCTGTTACGGACGCTACCGGCCATGCGCCACGACAAGACCAACGTCGAAGACATCGACACCGACGACGAAGACCACGCAGCTGACGCACTCCGATACCTGCTATCGTGCCGACCATACGTTGAAATAACCCGCCGTCATAAACAAAACGTGCAGGGGGCTGAAGGGAGAGTCCAAAAATTCATGGAACGCCTGGACAAGACTGCCAAGAAACGGCGCTGGTGACATGCGAGTCGTCGACAACTACAACTACCTCCCCGGCTGCTGTTGGATTTGCCGAGGCGTTGCAAAGCCAATCCTCGATCTCGAAATTGATCTTGATGGCGTCAATAGCCCCGACTCCGACAACCCGTCGGCCATCACCCGCCTTTACATCTGTGCTGACTGCGCTATCGAAATGGGCCGGACAATGGCCGCATCGCGTTCACTCGAGCTCGTCCGACTTGGTGAACTCGCTCAAGCGAATCGGGTCGCCAACGAACTTGCCGCTCGAGCCGAAACAGCCGAAACCCGACTCGAACAAATCGCCGGAGCAATCGCTGATGTAGCATCACGGAAGGCGGAGACGGCAGGCTCCGCGGTGGTCCCCGACGGGGATGCTGCCCTTCGGAATCCCAGCGCCGAAGACGCTTCACCCCTTCAGCGTAAAAGCCGTCCCCGTCGGGACCACAAACCCGAACCGGTCGAAGAAATCAACACGGACTTCGTTGCCGACCTATGATCGTCGCCAGCATCTCCATCATCTGTCTTACCGTCATTAGTGCGGTACTCCTGCGCGAGAACCGCCGATTGACTAACCTTGTCGTCGCAAGGAACCCGGACGCCGTCATCGCGGTCGAAAGGCAAGCCAAGAAGAAGAAAGACCGAGACGACAAGCCCCACCATGCGTGGGCGAATCCGAGTGAGGCAGTAGGACCGTGAAACCTTGGGAGCCACCGCAGCCAACCGAAGTCATCGAACTGTGGAACAAGGCTGACACCTACCTCCTGAAGGAACGCCGCGACTACTGGATGAACGCCAGCTACTACGCGGGCCTGCAATGGATTTGGTGGGATCACACCCGCAACATCGTGCAGGAACTCGACTACTCCAACGATGCGGAACGATTCACCCGAATCACCGTCGACAAGTTCGGCCCCCGCGTCACCAACCTCGTCGCCCGTCTCACCCGCTCACCGCTCGTATGGGAAGTCGAACCGTCCGGTATCGATGACTCCAACCTTCGCCGCCAACGACTTCAGGAACAGTTGATCCTGTCCGAATCGTATGAACAAAGTTGGGATGACATTCGGGAAGAAGCCCTACTCCAAACCTTGTTCGGCGGTGTCAGCGCACTATCAGTCGACTGGGACCCCGACATGGGCGAAGTAGTAGCCATCGACCCCGTTACCGCCATTCCGATCCCCGCCGGAGGGGTACGTCTCACACCGCTCTCAATTAGCGAATTCACGCTCGAGCCTGGCTCTGCTGACGAAAACTCGTCGCGCTACTGGATTCGTTGCATCGCCATGCCACCCGAGCAAGTCAAAGAGCGATACAAGCTCGACTGGCTACCGGCACCCGATGCCGAGGCCGCATTGTCGTCGCGCCACCGCACCCTCTTGTCGCGCCGCCCACAAGGCCAACCGCCGCGCCTCACACTCGTCTACTGCTACTACGAACGACCCACCGACAACACACCTGGTTGTGTTGTGCATGTCGTCAACAAGAAGCAGGTGTACGCCTACAACGACGGCCAAGGCTGGCCGTTCCCGTTCCCGCATCTCAACATCGTGCTACCGCGCCAACGTCGCATCCCGCGCACCTGGGTTGGCCACACACTCCTGTCACCCGCCCGCGACATCCAGTACGCCTACAACCGTGCTCGCAGCACCATTCTTGAGCACATGCGCAAAGCAGCCAACGCACGACTCATGGTGCCCGTCGGCTCTATTGAAGACTCCGACACCGTCACCACCGACCCCGCCGACATTCTTGAATACAACAGCGAAATCGGCGAACCGCATTGGCAGACCGCGCCGGACGTGCCGCGTTGGATCAGCAACGAAGCCGCCCAGCTCGAAATGGAGATGGACGACATCTTCTTCACCCACTCGGTGTCTCGAGGCCAAGCCCCCGGCGACCGCAACTCGGGTCTTGCCCTGTCGGTGCTCGCTGAAAAGGACGACACACCGCTTGGCCCGATGGCCCGCAACCAGTCACAGGTATGGGCCAAGATTGGCCGCATGACTTTGCAGTTGTATCGGGCATACGCCGAACAGTCCGGCATGGTGCGCACCAAGACACTTACAACGCCGAACGGGCAAACACTTCAGTTCCAATGGTCTGCTGAAGACATTGACGAGTATCCGGCCGTAAAGGTGCCGTTGGATGCCACCGCACCGCGATCCAAGATCGCCACGCAGTCTGTCCTCACCAGCCTTGCTGATCGCTTCCCGCAGGCGTTCGCTAATGCTGATCCGGTCGCTATCGCCCGCATGCTCGACCTGCCCGACCCCAAGGGCTACCTGCACACAATGGACTCCGACGTCGCCAAGGCGGAATGGGAGAACGGCCTTCTCATGCAGGCCACCCCGGTCATGCCCGCCGATTTCGACGACCATGCCAAGCACATCGCTCAGCACAACAAGGAACGCAAGACACCTGCATACGAGTTGGCGACACCCGACGTTCGGGAAGCCATCGACTTGCACATCCAGGCGCACCAAATGATGGCCGCCCAGGAAGCGCAGCAACAGATGCAGTTGATGCAACAGTTGCCGGGAGCCGAACAGCTTCCGCAAGCCAACGAGCCGCCCGGTTCGATGGTCCCCGCACCCCAGCCTGGGATGGCTGGCTGATAGGAGCAACAAATGAGTGACGTAGCCCCCCAGGGTGTGGAAACCACCGCACCCGCCGGTGAGGCACCTGCCGAAACCAACGTCGACTGGGAAGCCCGCTATCGGGCTGAAGTTCAGGAGCGTGTCGCCGAGCGCGAACGGTACAAGCCGGTGGCATCCGCCTTCCAAAACCTGCACCCCGATGACGCTCGAGCCATCCAGGACTTCGTCAAGGCATACGCCAACGGCGACACCGAAACCGCCACCCGGTGGATGATCGACAACGCCAAAACCCTTGCCGGAGACAAGTTCAACGATTTCGTCTCACCGCAGCAGGAAGCCGCAATCACCCAGCAGGCACAGATCGACGGCGCCAGTCAGGGTCTGTCACCCCAGCAGGTTGAGCAGATGGTCAACCAGCGCATCGAGCAGTTCCAAATGCAGCAGGCCCAGGCATACCACGAACAGCAGATCGAGCAGACCCTCGTCGCCCACGGGTATCAGCCGGACTCGGCCATTGCCACCGCAGCCATCGTCGCCGCCACCAAGCGCCCCGACCTTGATCTCGGTGCCGCAATCCGTGAAGTCGAAGACGAACTGTTGCAGCGGGCCTCCGCCATTGCACAACGTCGCGCCGAAGCCGCACAGTCAATGGGTGCCCCGGCACCGAACGGCGTGTCCGGTGTGTCGATGGCCGGACGCGAAATGTCACCGCGTGAACGCGCACTCGCACGTCTCGAAGCACAGGGACTCTGATCGTTGACCCTGCCCCACTCCCCCTAGGGGTGGGGTCAACACTTGCATCGACACACAACATGTGGTGTATGCTCACGTCGTGCACCCGGATAGGTGCACACACATAGCAGCTGACAGTTCGCCGGATAGCGAATTGAATCCGACACCGGATGGGTCGATTCTGCAGGTTGCGTCCACCAAACCGATTTTCCGACCAAGGAGCAATAATGCCCGCATCATTGTCAACGGTCGATGCAATCCTGAAGGACGACTACAAGGATTTCCTCGACAACCTCAACGAAGCCAACTTCATCCTCTCGCAGGTTGAAACTCGCAAGGACACCGTCCAGGGCCGAATCGCCCGTCACGCTGTCCACCTCGGCCGCTCGAGCGGCGTCGGCGCCCGCGCCGAGAACGGCACCCTCCCGACGGCTGGCAACCAGTCGTACGCGACGGTCCCGGTCCCGGTGCGTTACGTCTACGGCCGCATCCAGCTGTCCGGCCCGACCATCCGCCAGGCCGTTTCGGACCGTGGCGCTTTCATCGACGCGCTCGACGCGGAAATGGAAGGCATCAAGAAGGACGCCATGAAGGACGTCAACCGTCAGCTGTGGGGCACCTCGAACGGTGTCATCGCACAGTGCGGAACGACCTCCAACAGCACCACCGTCGTCCTGGCCTCCACCACCGGCTCGACCGCCCTTCGCCAGTTGTTCTTCGACGGCGGCATGGTTGTCGACATCGGAACGGTCGCAGCGCCCACCACCGTGGCCACCGCCCGCACCGTCACCTCGGTCGATGAGACGAACAAGACCATCGCCATCTCCGGCGCTGCTGTCACCACCACCTCGAGCCACTACGTGTTCCGCTCGGGCGCCGGTGGAGCCAGCAACAACAGCGGTCAGCCCGGCGACGGTCAGGTCGAACTCACCGGCCTCCAGACCATCGTGGACGACACCGCCGTTCTCCACACCATCAACCCGTCGAGCCAGCCGAAGTGGAAGGCGTACGTGAACGCGAACGGTGGAACCAACCGTTCGATCACCGAGTCCCTCATCACCGGTTCGATCATGAAGACCCTCACCAACTCGGGCAAGAAGCCCAGCCTGTTGGTGTCGGCCGAGGGTGTCAACCTGGCCATCTCCAACCTGTTGCTCTCGTTGAAGCGCAACATGGAGCAGACGCAGCTCAAGGGCGGATACGCAGGTATCCAGTTCTACAGCCCGTCTGTCAGCGGCAAGGGTGACGAGGCTCCGACGGCGCTGTACGCCGACTTCGACTGCCCGAACAACCGGCTCTACGGAATCAACCCCGAAGTGCTGGTGTTCCACCAGGTCGGCGACGGCTTCCAGTTCATGGACCTCGACGGTGCGGTGATGAACCGCAAGCCCGACCTCGACGCCTACGAGGCCACGCTCTACATGTACGGCGAACTCGCCTGCAAGCAGCGCAACGCCCACTTCGTCATCAAGGACATCACCGAGGTGACGATCTAAGATGGCGGCTTCAAGCTCAATCACCTGGGCTTCTGAAGTACCAGGCTCACGCCGGGAAGTGCGTGGCACCATCACCTTCGACTCGTCGTACGCGACGGGCGGAGAGGCTGTCACCCTTACCCAGCTCGGCCTTACTCGCTTGGACTGGCTGACGGTCAATACGACCGACGGCCATGTCCCGGCGTGGGATGGCTCCACATCGACCCCGAAGGTCAAGTTGTTTTGGGTCGACACCACCACAGACGGCGCACCGCTAGCTGAAGTTCCGAGCACGACCGACGTTTCGGCGGTTGTTGTCCGGTTCCACGCTGTCGGCGCCTGATCCCAACAACAACACACGGCACGTGGGGCCGGTTGCCTTCGGGCGACCGGCCCTTCGTTCTAGGATGGGAACATGATTCGCGCAGCAGACCTCATGGGAAACATCGAAGGCGGAGGCCAAATGGCCGAAGTTTCCTGGGATGTCTACGACATCGCCACCCGCATTCAGAAAGGCGACGAGTCCGGCTGGCGTGGCGATCCGCAAGCATCGCTCATGTTCAACCCCATCGCCCAACGGTTCGAGGTATGGATGGTCGACGCGCTCGGCGAACCATACATCGCATGCTCACACAACCGCTGCGACCACACCCTCATCACGAAACTGATCGAAGGTGATTGGCAGAAGGGCAAGCGCCTCCACGAAGACCTCATGAAGAAGAACCGCGCCATCAAGGATGCGCACGAAACGGCTGAGAAAGAGAAGCGTCTCGAGCTCGCCGACAAGTTGCATTGGGCGCTCATCAAAGACCTCGGACACCTGGATGGCGGCAACCGCCGCCAATACAGCATGGCTACGAAAGGCAAGTAATGGCCACCTACAGCGTCAACACAGCCAAACATGCCGTGCTAACCCCCAGCACGGTCGACACCGTCAACCTCGCCAACCCGGCGTCGTTCATCCTGGTCAGCAACCGCACCACCTCCGGCAACCCGGTCTACTTCACATTCGGTGATGCCAGCAAAGGCGTAACCGACCCCACAGTCGGCGGCGACGACACATACATCGTCACCATCGGCATGACCGTTTCGCTTCCCGGCGACGGCACATCACCCCAAGTCAAACTGATCTCGACCAGCGCACAGGCGTACAGCGTCCAGGTGGTCTGATGAACCGCTCGGAACTGCGCACAGCCATCAAAGATCGGCTGGCCATCCCGTCCACCGGCGACGGCCTGATTACCGACAGTTACGTCAACACCTCAATCAACGACGCCCTGAACCGCATCTCCGCCGAGCGTGACTGGTGGTGGCTTGCTGCTACTGCCACCCTCAACTTTGACAGCGTCAACGGCGCAGCAACCCTGCCGTCCGACTTCATGCGAGCAAACCAGCTCGTCATCAACAGTTCAGCCGTTGAACAAATCACTTTCGAGGATTACATCAACCCGCTGTTCGATGCAGACACCTACGGCTGGGTCATCTACGGAAGCCAAGTGAAGATCACGCCGGTACCGAGCACAACGACACCAGGCACGTTCTACTACTTCCGTTCCGAACCAGCATTGTCCAGCGACTCATCTTCGCCACTCATGCCGGGCCTGTACCACTACGCAGTCGTCGCTTACGGGTCATACTTGTGTGCGGCACGACGCCAAGACGAATCTCGAGCATCCTTGTATCTGCAGGAATACGGCAACTGGCTCAAGACCCTGAACGACGACAACCGCGCCTCCATTAAGAAGCGCATCCAATTCGACCGCCTCGCTGACTACGCGTCCTGGGAATAGCCGATGGGTACCTTCCAGGTCACCTACGACGACTTTACCGGCGGCCACTATGTTGGCGACCGTTCTGCCGAATTGCCCAAAAATACGTGGCGCGGCACCAACGCAACGGTTGGTCCTCGAGGCGACCTAATTCCAAACGGTGCCAAAGAAATTGCGACTGTTGCCGCTCCAGCAATTACACCGGGGAACCCATGGGAAGCTGCGCAAATCTGGGACTCGTACGTCATTGACGTCGATAATGCGGTTTATTTCGTTACATGGCGCGATACGACCGGACCCAACTTTTATTGGAATTCGCAAGTAATTGTTTGCGACCAAGATTCGACCCCGTACACAACACTGACCTACGGACTAACTGGGCGCCTGTTAGGGCGCGTCACCTACGACAACTTCCGTACTGGCCCATCGGTCGACAACCGATTTACATACATTGGAACCGACGGGGCACAGCATGCCCTAAGGCAATGGGATTACGCCACCGGCACAGACTCTCTCGTGCTAGCTGGTTTTCTCGGCAACGAATTGACGTACGACCTTTACAAGGTTGGGAGTCGGCTTGTAACGCACCAATACAACGGCCGAAAACTTTTCTACTCTGGCGCCCTTGATGCGGCTACCTGGTCTGCAACAACTCAATACATTGAGTTTCCTGATGTAATCCAACGCATCTACCCGCGAACAAACGACTTTCTAGTATTCACTAATTCTGGCATTTTCTCGGTGACCGGTGTGCTCGGAGAAACAACCAACATCCAAACCATCGTGCCAAATACAAACATTTACACCGGTTTGTCAGATGGGGCCATTGACTCAAGAACAATCTATGCAATGGACGAAGCAGTGTCTGCGCCAGGGTACATGGACGGAGTCATCTATGCGTTGGTTGGATCGTCAATGGAACCAGTTGCCACATTGGATCAAAGCGACATCAACCCACTCCAACAAACCTACAGGAACAGCGCCAATCTAATTGCTCTCGGAATTGCGCAAGGAAATGCACTGGTTGCGTATTCCCGCTCCGGTGCAACATGGGTCAGAAGCCAGCATGGAACATGGTCGAGATTCAAGCCGAACTCACCAATTTCATCCATGACGGCCAACGGCGTCGACCGCATTGGCATTTGTAAACCACTTGCCAACGGTCTTGCGTTTCCAGCAAACGAATTTATTTCCATTGCCTACGTTGACGCAAATTACACTGTTCATCTACTAAGAATGATTGCCAACATGCCATTACCGAACGGCGATGATTATTCATTCGATTACTACTCAAATGTTGCCTCGGCGCCCGCATCAGCGTCGGTTGACCTGGCCGAGTATTGGCACTCAAAACCAATGGTCGTCAAAGAAGTCATCGTGGAAGCCGTATTCGATACCGCGGCAACCCTAAACCTGACTGGCAACGCCACAATCCAGCCCTTCGTTATGCCAACAGGCATTATCGACAAAGGCCCGAATGACACAGGGTCCTACATTTCGAGCACCCAAACGGTTACCCAAGCTATTTCGGGCATCACGGCCGACAACAGCCGAGCTATCTACAGATTCCGCATTAACGACGCCGGTCGGTCATATGGCTTCTACCCGCGAATCACCTGGCAAGGCTGCCGAATCCGTCGCGTCATCTGCGTCTGCGAGGACTAATGCCTTTCGCCTTCACATTCCGAGCAGACGACATCCCAGCATTCGACAACAACACAAAAGACCTAGTCGAAAACCGCGACATTGAGCTCGAAACATGGCTCAACGCAGCCGTTCCGCCCGGAGCCATTTTCCGGTGGCACGGAACAGCAATTACTGTCCCTAAAGGCTGGTTGCGCACAAACGGGGCATCGGTCAGCCGGATCACCTACCCAGCCCTGTTTGCGGTCATCGGGTACACTTACGGCGGGTCAGGAGTCAATTTCACCCTGCCCACCATTACAGATCACATGATTAGGTACTAGGAGGCCCGGCATGACCATTCCCCCGTCACTAGCCCAGCCGTCCATTGTCCAAGCCCCGCTCGAGGAAGTTGACCCGAATGCAATCAACAAGTCAATCATCGACGCCAAAGGCGACCTCATCGCCGGATCAGCAGCCGACACCCCAAGCCGAGTCCCAGTCGGAACAGACGGATACGTCCTCATCGCAGACGCATCCCAATCGGCAGGCATCAAATGGGGGCCGGACCCTACATCGGCGGTAGTCGACGCCAAAGGTGACCT